AGGACAATCTCCATCTCCAGCTGAGCGGAGCGGATCTCCTCTAGTTTGGCCTCAGCATCAAAGCCAATCTTTCGGAGTTCCAACTCCCTCTGAATCTGCATCCCTAACAGCTCAATCTCTTGTCGCTTGTCGCTGCGATCCTTCATGAACTCCAAGAACCTGGGCAATCCGCCAGCCAGAAACGAAACGATTGTGCTGAGTAGGGTAAGCATTATTTTTTATCCTCTTTATTGTCTAATTTGTCACTGATTTTGCCGAGTAACGTTTTGACCTCGCTCATATCTTCTCGATAATCATCACGTCGAACGTACTTTGCCGGGGAGGTTCTGGCCTCATCTTCCAGCCGCTCAATCGCCTTGTAAATGTTGTTCAGAACCCAGCCCCCAAGGAAACCAGCAAGGCTGACGGCTGCGTTGAAGATCATCTGATTGTCCAATTTATCACCTAATTAAATTTTAAGTAAACAAATACCAACCATTAGGGGTTGATGTAAGGATTGCAGTCCATCCAGACCCAGTCAATGTGACATTCGCTCCGGTGGACGTTACTATTCTTGATGTGGTCGTTTCGCCAGCACTGTTGTGAACAAATGTAATATTTGCTCCAACGCTTTCTGATGTTAGCTTAATAGTAGTATTTAACGCTCCATTCAAAACGCCTGTAATTGATTTGGTTAGAGCCCCCAACGTGTACAGGGTGCGCTTATCGGCATCTAGTTGCGTTCCGGAAACGCTAGACAAATCTACAATCAAAGTTTGAGGCTCACCTGAAATTCCATAGTATGCGTAACCAGTTCGCACAAGACCTTGATCTGGTGATATGTTGTTATAGCCAAGCGTTACACCACTTAAGTCAAGAGGAGGAGTGGACCCAGTATCTGCAAAAATACAATTTTCGATTTTGTTTAGAACGCATCCAGAATCAATGACGACATATGCAATGTCGGTTGCCAATCCATAAAACAGACAGCTATTGAACTTATTTGAAATGGAGCTTGCTTCAAGTTTGACAGGAATTAGTGTTCCATCTTGGAATACAAACTTACAGTGATCGAAAACCACTCCACGAATAGTAGAAAGCCGAACATCACGAGAATTGTTCTTAAATACGCAATCGTTAAACCTCAGTGAATACAATGATGTATAGCTAGGATTAACAGACGGGCCCGCTCTAACTCCGAAGTAAGAATCTTGGAATATACAGGAGTTAAATACCGTACTACCTTGAGAACCATAAAAACGGAAGCAGGCACTATCTGTTTCCTTGTTGTTTTGGAACTGGCAGTTGTTGAAAGTGAATAGGTGATATTGATTTGTCCATGCTGGAAGCGGGTCACCGGTAGAACCGTCTTTGTCAGGAGACAAAACCTGGACAATATAATTTATAACGCCGTTTAAGAAATTCGCTCCAGCATAGTGCGAGCAATTCTCAAAAATCACGTTTTCAGAAACTCGCTGAATGCTACGGTCACCAGTCCACGCATATATGAAACTCTTGACGTTTTCTCCATAACAGTTCAAGAACTTGATATTATAAGCAGCGGCAACACGCAAAAATCCAACTGATGTAGCATTGTTGTACCCGTTGAAGTTCTCAACAATCACATTGTAAGGATACATGCCATAGTTATCGGGCGGGGTTGGGCCTGTTGCAGCTTCACCGTACTCGATATTAATGCCATAGTCGCAGTCGCCGGTTATGTCTACGTTTTTGACGATCAGGTTATAGGCATTGCCGACTATAGCCACAAACAAGGTGTAGTTTGCACAGTTACTTGCAGTAATATTTGAAATTTCAATGTCGTGAGTCGGACCATTACCAGTTGTGCTGTTGTCGCCAATCCAAATAATCCCAGTTGGAACAACTGTGCTAAGTGTTGCCCTTGTAATGGTTGATTCATATACAAAGTTTTTGATTTTTATGTTATTTACACCGTATATATAAAATAACGGCTTGGCTCGGTTCGCTTGATTTGCTGGCCTATAAGTCTGCACATCATCAATGATTGTTGCGCCTTGCCAGTCAATCGTAACGTTCGATGGAATTACGATCTCATCACGGATCAAATAAGATTCGCCATCCACACCAATAAGAGTTTTGCCCTGAGCAGCATTCACAGCGTTTTGAATTGCAACAGTGTCATTTGCAATCCCATTGCCAACCGCGCCAAAATCTTTGACGCTGACAGATTCGCGGAGCTTTGCTTGAACGGTAGTAGCAACAGCGCCAACACCTGCAGGGTCATATTGAACGCCAGCCGCATTAGGACTGATCCCGCTCCCGTCCGGAAAGCTGTAAACCAGGTTCGCCTTGCTATCAAGCACCTTGATGGAGAAGTTGACACCGTTCACATAAAGTTGTGCAGGGGTGCCAGCATTCGACACGTAACCGTTAATGGTGCGCAGTGGTTGAGCTGCAAGAATCGTCAGCGCATCGTCAAAATAGACCTGCACAGGGTTGGTTTGAGGATCAAGATATGGCGTTCCAATGTAGACGTAGCCATTGTCCAACGGCTGACCATCACGGTCTTGGAACACTGGGAAAGGTACGTTGATTGATAGTGCTGGCATGGGTCACCCGTGGGTTGATGTCTTAATTATGGCTGAACAGTAGGCAATGCATTCAATGCTTCTGCAATTTTTGCTTTTGTGGCGCGCTCTTTCTTCATTTTGATCAATTGCCTAATCCCAGTTGCGACCGGCAATCCAGCTACAGCAGCTTCTGTAATTGCTGCAAGCAATGTAGCCGTTGTTCCTGATGTGTTGATTAGCGTCCCGGGAGGGACTGTGTTCACATCTTGAACAAGTTCATTCAAGTCTCTGATGATTTGAGCGTTTTTGGTTCCAAAAATAACATCAAGCCGACCATTCGAATCCAAGCCTCTAACCACTCTGTGCAGTTGAGCCGTAGAAACCAGAGGCCTTCCAAGTGAATCTGATCCGATATTTTTTGTGGCTTCGTTTTTAATGTAATTGATGGTTGCGCCTTGTAAATTTTTCCACGCCTGTTGACCATCCTTGCCAGATGTAACCAACACTCTTTTGAGAAATGTAATTTCTTCTGGAGAAGAACTAAGTATGGATCTTTGCAGCACTTTGTCTGCTGCAACCATTGGGTCATCCATGTTTTTGCGATTTTTGACAAGCCTAGCAACAATCGCCCTGTTTTCGAATTTTCTAGCCTGCTGCTCTCTTAATGATCTAGCTTTTTTGAACAAAGGACCAGCTACAGGTCCAGTCTGAGCGTCAATAAGCTTCTTTAAAATTGTTTCGTCTCTGATGCCAATGGAGTCATCAAATTTTGCAACTCCGCTTATTTCCTTTCGGAATTCTTCCATCTTTTTGACTGTTGACGCAATTGGAACCAAATTTCCATTTGCATCTTCGCTGGCAATGCCGAGTTTTTTTGCAGTTGCTCTAACTGAATCAGTGACAGCAGATGATTGAACTCCAACAGGTTTACTGTTCAAATAGTCTAGTACTGATATTTGAGTAGGGGCTCCATCAATGTCAAAAGTAACTTTTGTTCCAGGATTTACTGGAGCGTTTGCTTCTGGCGAATTCTTTGCATTTTGATAAGCAACTCGCGTCTTGTTCTTTGCTGATGCAAGGCCCTTAGTTAATGATTTGATTACAGAATCACCTGTCGCAGTCAGCTCAATGACACGAGCGTCAGTCATATCAATCAGAGCATCCATATTTTGCAATGCTTGCAAATTATTTTCCTCTGCTCGATTGCGCAATGGTCCGCCTATTGCAGACTTAATCTGCTCTTTTTCAAAAGCTAATTGAGTCGGATCTCTTGTAGCTGCTCCTCTTGTCAATGTCATTGGGACAGGCAACCCAGCAGCAGTTTCAACCCGCTGAATTGCGGCAGGAGTAGCGGCAGCGCCGACGGATTGAGGCCCAGCAGCGGCTTCAGGAGCAGCGCCAGTAATTCTTGAGACGCCAGCACGAACTGCTTGTCCAGTTCTTGCTGCAGCTTCCCTTACAGCGGGTGCAGCGGCCCTAGCAGCCGCTTCAACTGGCAATGCGGTCATCCTTGCCGATGTTGTAATAGCCCCAGGTGGCCCTCCCAACATTGGGACAACTGGCGGCAAAACCTGAGTCAGAACCTGAGCGACTTCTTTAGTTTTCTCTTGTCCTGCCTCTGTCCTCGGGGTGTATGTCATGGCCTGAGAAGCTTTTAATGCTTCTTGCTCAACCATTCTCACAGCCTCAGGAGTGCCAAAGCTGCCATCTAAGATGGATTGCGCAATTCCTTTGACTGCGCCAACCGGCATACCAACAACGCCACCAACCAGGCCGGTTGTCAGTGCTGCGCCGGTTTCAGCTTGACCAATAATCTTTTCGCCTAAAGTTGGCTCAGGCTTCTTTTCCCATATAACTTGTGTTTCTGGGATTAAATTTGCCGGGTCTTGTCTAGCCTTTGCGATAACTGCTGCAAGCTTTCTGGCTGCATCAGTATCACCTGCTTTGTCAGCGTTAACCAGTGCTCGCTCAAGTTCTTGCAATGTTGCCATAATTACCTACCGTATTTTTTCAAAATATCGTTGACCTCTTGAGGGCTTGGTTCAACGCTTGGTGTATCTGGCCTTGTTTCAGGAATGCCATATTTTTCAAATGCATTCTTTCTTGCCTTCAATGTCAATCTTTGAATTTCTTTCAGATTTTTATATATCTGATCTTCAGATTGCCTTAAGCTAAGTGACTGAAGCGATTGTCTAAGAGTTAAAAGATCTTTATCAGATAATGCGCCTTTCATTTCACCAATTCTTGACATGGTGATTTGACTTCCAAGTGTTTCAAATTGCTCTTGGATTGTAGCTACATCAGTCTGAAGCGTAGGGGTAAGAACATCAAACGGACCGGAAGCAGCTCTAAATGAAGAAGTAAATACAGGCTTGCCTGATTTATCTACTTTCTCAACAAGTTGAGGAATTAGTGCATCAACTGTATTTAACAAATTGTCTGCTTGCATTGCTGCCGTATTTGCCTCAGTCACCCTTTCTCTTACTGTCTGATCTCTTTTATCTTGCAAGTCCCTAAGTTTTAATTGCAATTCTGCACGTTTAAGATCATTACCTTCGCGAGCGATTGAATTGTTTGCAGCAGCAATCGAAGCATTTTGTTTTGCAATCTGCATATCTGATTGCAATTTTTTAATGTCCCATCCTTTTTTCTCTAAATCAATCACTGCATTTGATTCAGCAAATTTTGCAGCAACAGCGGCTTTTTCTGCCTCTGATTTTTCTTTAGAGATTTTTGCGCCAGCAGTTTCAGTGGCAACAAAAGCTTCTGCCTCTTTTTGACGTGCTTCTGCCGTTTTAGCTGCAAGTGTTGGAGCCTGCAAAGCAGCTTCTCTTTGCTCTTGACCTGCCACCTTAGCAGCATCAAGCATTTCTTTGCCACCAGGCGTATTCATCACAAGCCTGTTGATAACTGACGAAGCCGATTGAGGATTGAACTTAACAAGTTGCAACCATGTACCAAGTGCATTTGCCTGCTCTTCGTCTCCAGAATTGCGTGCTGCATCAATCCTGCCTTGCATAAGGTTGACGGCAGCATCTGGATTTCCTGAATCAATTGCTGCAAGAGATTGAGCCGCAAGAGTCAAATACCCTTTATTTCTTGCCGCCTCTTGTGCTGCAATCTGTTGCTGTTGAAGTTTTAAAGCTTCTGCCTCCTGTCTTTGCCTTGCGAGTTCTCGCTGCTGCTGCATCTCTGCCATGCCAGCGCCGACCTTGAACCCGCCAAGAGCCGCCTCAAACGGACTCTGGACGTTGATGCTGTAATCAATTGGCTGAACCATCAGAAAATCCCCTTTCCGCCCATGGCTTGAGAGCCGTATTGCATGCCTAAAAACTGCATCGGCAAATTAAGTAAACCAGAATAAGCTTTAGCCTTTCCAAGTTCAGCACCAGCCTGCGCAGCGCCTTGTTGAGCCAATAAGCCGGAAATTCCTTCCCCAGTGCGCATTCCAGCAGCGCCTACACCAGCAGCAGATTGCTGACCCAATGCCGTGAAGCCACCAAGCTTTGAATAACGATCTTCGAGCTGCTGTGCAAGCATCTGCGGCCTGAACTGAGCCAGTGCGCCTTGGATGTCACCGCCACGCAAGCCGCCCGTGGCCGAGGCTCTCGCTAGCAATGCTTCCTCACCCTGCCTGGTCAATTCCTGGAACATGGGCGAGCCTTGCACCTGGGCAATTTGAGCGGCCTGTTCTTCAGGAGTAGTTAGTCCTAACATCGCTCGCTGCGCTTGCATTGCTGGAAGACCAGCCTCTACGTATGGTTTGAGCAGCTCTTGAAGCTTGTTGAATTGGCGCTGCTGTTCTTCAATGCCAGCCATCGAAGCCGCAGCCTGAGCCTCTGCTCCTTTTTCTGCTGCTCTGGCCTGCATCGCTCCGCCAAGCAATTGACTCCCGCCGACAACTAACCCGGATACTGGATCAGGCATTTTTAAATTCCCTCATGTAATCTTCGAATTTCTCGCCATACAAATCCATTACGTATGGTGCCATTTTTATAGCAATCTCTGGCCCGTGGCAAATCTGAACGGAGGCAAGAACCAAATCATAATAACCAGCACGCCAAACGAAAGACTTAGCATCTGCCTTGCCTTCTCGCTCAATCACATCAGACGCCTGCCACTTGAGCACCATCGTAGCCAGCAGTGGGGACAATGCATCCTGATTCAGTCTCCAAAACTGGTTCTGGTGCATTGCAACAAGCATATTCCAGATGGTCTTATCAAGCTCTTGGCGCGTCACTTCGTCGCCATCTGCAACGTCATCAAAAACCTGGATAGCCTGATAGATCATCAGCAGCCATTCAACGGCAGACGATGGCAACCCAAACGCCTTGCTCAGGTTGTCATGCAGCGATTGAATGGCGCTCATTGATTAATCTTCCTCTTGCTCTCGCTCTTCCCATGCCTGACATGATCGCAGGTCATGACAGATAAAGTCGAATTTGTCACAGTAGCCACGGAAGCCAGCATCAACATCCCATTCGTTCCATGGAATGCGATCCATCTTCACCTGGGTCATGACAGAATTATCGTAGTATTCGCAATTCGAACACCTACGCCGACGGGCTTCAGCCTCATCGACCTGCATGGCCTTGGCCAGCGCCATCCAGTAGGGTTTATTCGCCCCACGTTCGTTAGTTGGCTTCTCAGGGCCGAGCATCCAGTCATCAATGACCGTTTTGGTGTTCTTCTTGTTCTCTGCTGCCGTGATGAATGGCTCCTCGACTGGAAGCCCTCCGAAGCGAGAGACAAAAATCTTAGGTAGCTTTGCGCCTTCCATGTTCTTCCCTTTAGGTGATCTCGCGGCCGGAAATGCGCAGAGTGAGTGCCGTTGCTGCGCTGGCAATGGTGCTGATGAATGCGCCAGGATCAAGCTCGTGCCCAATCAACTCTGGACAATTGTACGTCTCGCCAGGGACAACGGTTCGATCATCAATGATAAGGTTTGCATTGGTCGCAGACCCGCCAGACTGGATGAGGTTGACGCTGAATGAGCGGTTAACCGTGTCAGTGTTGGTCACGGTCGCTTTGTCAATCAGCGCCTTGCAAAGCGTGGCAGTGTATTGCGTGGTATTGGTGGCCTCCATCTGTTTGGGGGCTACTAGAGTCTTAGGCGTAACTGTCATTATTGAATGCCTCCGATGTTGTTTGAGACGGTAAGAATGATTGATGGTATTCCAGGATGCGGGGCAACAGCTCCCGACGCCAATAACTGAACGCCTAGATTGCTGACAGAAAACATCAATTCCACATAGTCTCCATCCTTCAAGTCAAAAAAGTAATTCAGCGAAACAAAGACCTCAGCATTGTTACCTTGCACTCTCAATTGGCTAGCAGAATTTGTGACATCAACACCATTAAGCCTAAACCACAAATAGAAGTTTTCTGCTGTTGCAACCGTTGAATCTAGCTGAATGCTTGTCTGAAAATTGTAGATTCCATCTGTATCTACATAAACGCGAGAGCTAGGAGACCCAACATAAACGCCGTAGCTTAAGTCAGTGGTGTTGTAAGTTATGGCTGTTGCAGTATTAATTACTGCTGCAACTTGGGTCGTTGTATCGTAAAAAGATCCATACCTTGATCTTTTGAACTCCCGTGGAGGCGGGAGCATCTGCAGTCCCTCAACATCCTTCGAAACTTTGTCAATCAAAGTTAAAACGTGATTTGCCTTGTTCTCAATGAATGCTAGATCAATTGATGTTTGTTTCTGTAGGTTATCAATCTGTGAGAGCGCCTCCTCCGCCTTGATGTCGGCAACAGCGGCACCTATAGCAGAATCCTGGGCAAGTTTATGAACTGAATCCAGAGCAAGATTTGCATTAGCTGATGCACCACCAGCCTCAATTACCGCCCCTTCGGTGATGTCAATCAGCTCATTTGTCGTTCTGAAAAGGTTCTCGAACTGCTTAACCTTCTCATGGTCACTGAGAAACGATGCAAGCTGATCGCGCGTGAGACCTAGCTTTTTCATTGCCATCAGTTCACCAGCCCTTCAATTTGAGCCTCAAGCCTCACGAATGAGACATGCGCTTGACTGTCACCACGGAACCGCTGAATTCTCCAGTTCCTCATTGCGCCCTGCTGAAACCACACAAGCCGCTTTTTGGTGTCTCCGATGGTGCCAACTCTGATCGGACGATCTTGGCTCCAAGATAGCCCATCCAACGAATAGCTCGTTGTGATGATTGGATCGGCACCGAGAGCCACGCGGCCAGGCAGTGAGACAAGCTCAAGCCTGTGGAATATCGCTCCATTGCTCTCGTTGTATACGATCATGGTGCCAAACTCCCACCGCACAATCTGGCCCCAGTGCGTGCTAATGGTGTCGATAAGATAACCAACACTTGATGACTGAGGGTCTCCAACCAACCAGCGATCGTAGGCCCAGACCATGTTCTTAGCCCGATACTGGCTAAACCCATTCGTCGATGTGGTCAGCGTGAACCACACGGCTTGCTCTAGCTCTTGTGACGCCGCACCATCATAGACAATCGTGCGATCAGGCAGATGAATATATAGCTGCTGATGCGCTTTGTCGTTGCGAGCCTCTAGCTTGACCTCTGATAGTTCTGCCTCAGTGTAGTTCAGCAAAATATCGTCAATCTCTTGAGTGCTGATCTTCTGAGCCTGTGCGTTTGCTCCCAGATAGATTCCGGGAGCCTCGTTGCGCCCACTGCCAAGAAACGCAATCATCTCAAGATAGACGCAACACGCATGAGTGCCGATAACGCCTTTGGTAATCTGTGCGCCATCAATCCGAGAGAATGGAAAGAAGTCACCGCCGACATTGTCGAATACCTCAATAGTGTTACGGTTTAGCGCATAGACCTCATTCCGCAGCTTCAACACGGCAAGCAATGGATCAGGATCAACTTCAGAAGATCCATACTTCAGCGGGTTGACCTGGGTAGGGTCAGTCAGTTCCGTGACAACCAGGCTGGTGCCATCAGTCGTCATGAAGTAGCCATCGACGAAAACGACATCAAGAACAACGCCGAGGTCTGGGTCAGTAACTTGTGTCAATGTGGTGCCGTTCCAATAATACAAACGGCCACCTGATGCGATGGCTAAACGATCGAAGCTGTAATCAAGCGTGACTAGGCTATCAACAGGGCCTCCAACGTCACCTAGTACGGTCACAGTCCCATTGCTATCGACAGTCACAAGTTTTGTTCCCATGACGCGATAGCATGTGCCATTCCAATTGATCCCACCTCGATCAACCCCAGGCCCTGTTCCATTTGACACAATGCCATCAGCAGGCCGCAGGAATCCAGCACCGATGCCGCTATTCTTCGGCACTGGTACAAGGTTCACAGGGTAAGACGTGCGCAGGTCTGGCCCATTATCTGAATATATGCCGCTAAGGATTGGGATTTGCATTCAGGTCACCATTTCACGCGATTAGCCCACCATGCCGCACTCATCTTTCCTTTGGCGATGTTTCCAGCGTGGCGCGCCTTGAATGATTCGCGTCGCGCCTTATCCGCTGCGCTTTCACCCTCGCGCTTCGGTGAGCCGCTAACACCCTGCTGACCAAACCTAATCGTTTTAATCTGGTCTCCAGACTTCGCCACAACGACGTGAGACTTCGTTGGATGGCTTGGAGTGCGCTTGGGCTTGTTATAGCCTTCGACGCCAGCGCGCTTTAAGCGTGAATCTGTTTTCAAGATTGGCTCCAATCGCCCGGCACTTAGGCCGGGCTTTCCTCACTCAATGTGGATACATGTCAAGGATCATGTCTTTGATTTGATTGTCTGAAGCATCTTCAGGCAATGGCAAAGCATATGAACCCACCAATGTACCAATCGCATTTTCTACCGACGCAACCACATGTAAAACTTCGTCTGAGTAGGTCTTACTCTGAATTTTTACGAGAATCATGGCGCAGCGTATCCTTGAGCGTTGAAATAAACAGCACCGGCACCCGAGGCGGTCAGCGTGACCACTTCGAGAAGCGTGTTGGCAGTCCCTTTAAGCGGACTTGGGAAGGCAATGGTTGTCGTCGGTAGTCCACCAGTCGGGATTTTGGTTCGCCAAATCACAGTTCCCGCAGCGCCGTCACGGATCGCCAACTCAGTAGCCGTGGTCAGCGTTTCAGACATCACTTGAATGCTCGTGATGTAGTTCCGAATACCTGCACCGCCAGCCGTTTTGATCGTCACAGCCGTGGTCGTATTGACAATGCCCGATGCCGCAGCCGCGTAGAGCCACTCGCCTTCTGGGATGCTATATGGCTTTGTAACAGGGACACCGATCAGCGTACCAATTGCCTGCTGTTGCCGCGCAGTGGTGCCAGCCGTCGGGTTAGCAGATACGCCGACAATCGAGGTCAAAACAGGGCTTGGGACCGTCGTTGCATTGTTTGCTTGGACGCCTTGAACGCCAGCAGTAGTAACAGTGGTAACGGTACCGCCCTGGATAGCTACAGGAACAGCCGCAGCAAGATCACCAGACGGACGGGCAAGCAACTCCACACGCTCACGCTCATAATCAAACACTCGCAAGAACGAAACACGGATGTCGGTGCGCTTGATGACACCACCGCCGCAGTTCGTGGATCCGAAGTCAGCAGGCAGCGTCATGCTTCCAGCGTAGGGCAGAACCAAGAACAGCGAAGTCGTTGTGAGATTGGCGACTTTCCACGCTCCGTCGACGTTCAAAGACGCGCCAGTTGTGTTGTCCCGAACACCGACAAGATTCACCAAGTCTCCAAGTGACACGCCAGCCCAGTTGGTGTTACCTGTGACCAGCAATTGCCGAGTTCCATCCGCTAGCGTGGAGAGCGTGACGGCCTGAGCAACAACCGCATTGGCCCCCAGCGCAGACATCAGATTGCCGCCTTGGACTTTGGCGACATAGCCGCCATAGCTTGTGACAGTGCCTGCGGTACCAATAACGATAGTGAACGTCGTGGCATCAACAACAGAGGCAACTGCGGTGGCGGTAGTCAGGTTGGGGAACTCGGTAGCACCTTGCGCACGAATCCCGTACACAACAACAGGATCATTCGCAACCAGACCGTGAGGACGATCAGTCGTAATCGTTGCCGTCGTAGTGCCGGTCTTAACAGCCGAGACAATCTGAGCGTTAGGAACGGTCAGCGATTTGTTATTGGTGCAGCGAATCCGAACTTTGTATGTCGCGCTGGGGTCAGGACAAACTTGAGTGCGCAACAAGCGTGACGTGGTTTGCGCCACGGCATCAACCGCACCATCAGCCCACTGCGTCCTATCAGCCTGGACGAACAAACGATATTCGGTCGTCGGGCTGAATGCGTACTGGTAAGCAACGTTAACAAGCTGGACAGAGGCTGTAGTTCCAACAGTTACAGAGTGGTTACCTGCAATAGTTCCAGATGGCAGCGCATCGCCAGCCTCAGAGCGAATATACATGCTGGCTTGCGTAGCGGTCGCCTGCTCAAAAATTTGAGCAATTCCGTTCTGTGCACGCCCAAGCCGCTCGCGGAAGTACACAAATCCCTTTGCGCCCGCCGGGTTGGTGATCGTCTGAGATGCAATCGTTCCGCCAGGGCCAGCCGTAGCAGTGAATTGCGTTGGGCTGGGAACCGTTGCAACCACCAAAGCCGGGTAATTAGCCAGCAAGTTAGAGCAATCACGGATACCAATGCTTTTACCAACGCTAAGGCCGTGTGGAACAGCCGTCTCAACCGTTAGCGTTGTGGTGGCTTGGCTGATGCTACTAATTTCAATGTCTGACACATCTGGCAATGGCGCGCCTGTGTCAATCATCTCAAGAGAAAATTCCTGCCCGAGAGTGCGCTGAGACATGCTTGCGCCAATAGCGGCTTCAATTGGCAACGAAACTCGGCCAATTGACGTAATTGCAGTCTCAGTGCCAGCCGTTAGCGGATCTTTTGAGATGACAAGATATGAAGCAGCAGCAGCATTGCCGTCCACGTAGACAAGATCGCCAGATGCTTTGCTCTCCGTCCACCTCCCACCGTTAACCGGATCGTAAGCCTCGAAAGCCTCACGAAACTTGTTGGTCATATTCTGAGAGATTGAAGTAATCACCTCAGAATATGTGCCGTCTAACATATCGACATTGCGTCTTGCAACGTCGTTATAACTCTTGATGATGTCAGCCATTCTCACTCCCCCGGAGAATTAAAGTTAAGAAATACGGTACCACGAATTAGTGGACTGTACGAAGCGCACTCTAAAACCC